CAAAGGTAACGAGTTGGTCGGTTGGTACACTCCTGATTTTGTGGTGCGCAAACGACAATGTACATCTTGTCACTACAGCTTTCCAACAATCGAACTGTCTTTTGATGATGTGTCATCAATCATTCAAGAATCTTCTGATGGGCATGCGCCTATTGAGATGCATTCTCATATAAACAAAACAAAGGAGCGATCATGAATAAGGTGATCATTAGTGGGAACCTTGGGCAGAAGCCTGAGATTCGGAAAGCAAACAGCGGTAACTCAGTAGGCAATTTCAGTATTGCTACAAACCAGAGAGTCAAGAAGGGTGACGAATGGGTCGATCAAACTGATTGGCATCGTATCGTAGTGTTTGGAAAGACCGCTGAAAACTGTGAACGGTTCTTGGACAAGGGCTCCAAGGTTATTGTAGAAGGTCGATTGCAGAACCGATCATACGAGGACAAACAAGGCAACCAGCGCAAGACTACAGAGATTGTTGCAAGCAACGTAGAGTTTTTGAACCGAGTTGAAAACGGTGCTGGTGAATCTCAATCGCGACCACAGCAGCAGTCCAACAACTCTTTCCGTGACGAAGAGATACCTTTTTAGAAACCAAATGGGGTGAGGCGCCACAGGCAGGCGCACCGGGTTGTTACCCCGGAGGTTGTTGGTTCGAGTCCAACCGCCCCAGTTTTTTTTTCACTTTCCACTTTACTTTTGTCTCTGCCGCGCAATTCCATAATGTAATGGGAAGTGTCATGGCTTCCTTTGGCCCAGCAGGGAGGCATGTGGGTGGTTGAATAGATGCCTCATTTATAAAGGAGCAAATATGCAAAAAGATGAAAAGCCAAAAGCGATTGTCGATTGGTTTGAATGGGATGAAGGTGATGTAGATTGGTTTGTATTTCCAGCGAAATGGCAGATCGACGAAATTGCATTGGAAGAACTGGGAATTGAGTCTGGATCTTGGGTTGCAGACACAAGTAAAGATCCTTTGTGTGTTTTTGATACCGAGCAAGAAGCTGTAGATTTTGTGTCGGCTCTATAATTTCAAAAAATCTTAACTATCTCAGCGCATCTATCTTGAGCTTGAGGATTTCGTTCTCGCGCTTGACGTAGTCAACTTCTACTTTCAATCCAGCAATGTCAGTCATCAAGTCGATGATTTGCTGCAGATGCTCGTCCCGTTCGATCTCCAACTTCTCTACACGTTTAATGAGATCATCACGGTACAGCGTTTGCTCAGCCTTTTCCTCGACTTGTTTTTCTCGTTTTTGCTTGAGAATAAACTCATAGAACTTAAACGCGCCCGCACTGAACACACCTGTAACAGCGGCGACGATTGCAGCAGTAGTGGTCGGCTTATCCACGGAGATCCTTGTGCATTACTTCCACACGCATTTTAACGTATATCCAAACCCACAAGGTAAAGTAAACGCCCGTAACCACAAGGCTGCGCCCAACTTCTCCAGCGGCAAAGTCTGGATCGTCAAAAACCTTCACGATAAACCGGGTTGTAGAAAAGATGTACAGCAGCAGGTAGACGCCGACAAACCTGGAACAAGAGCGAACGTTGGGTAAGCTGAACAGCATGCCCAGCGCCACGACAAAGTACAAGCAGTACTGGAAGTAGGCCCACTCCATTCCGTTGTCCAGGGCCTCTCCGTAGCTCATCCAAAGCACACGATTGTTGGCAAGGTCAGCGATGTTCCAAAAAAGCAACAGGGGTCCATAGTCATGGTAGACAAGGATATCCCTGTAGGACTTGAAGAAATTTCGCATAAATGTGGGCTAAGTTTACTGTGCGACCATGCCCATTCTTACAACAACTCTGTTTGCTGGAGCAGTAAGTGTGTTTGAATTGCTTGCTACACCTGGCTGCTGAGATGCGTACAACATGATGCCGTTTGTAAATGAAATTGGATCAGTCATGTAGGTGTAGCATACAGTTCCGGCAGGACAGTAAAACTGGTAGTAAAATTGCGACGATGTAGTAACACCTGTGTTCGCTTGAAACAGCTTAACGTATACTGGCTGCGCACCTTGGTTGTTTGATATTTCGATATAATAGAGATTTTGTGATGTTGCTGCAGCAGTTTGGATTGTCAATCCAAGATTATTATCGACAACCATGGTTGTAACTAATGGCGTAGTCGCAGTTTTAGATCGTAGAGTCATGAAAACCTCAAGAGCAAAGGATGACTACTTTAGTAGTGCCAGGTGCAGTGGTATCGGAAGTTGCTAAATTTCTAGAAGTGTAGAAAGAAAGAACAGTAAAAGGTAGGCCAGCCGGAAATTCATAACGCTCAGTAGTGTTACTTCCGCAAACCAACACCAAATCTGGCTCTGTTGTCCCAACTGTAGGCGTTGTAGCAGTGCTCAAAAAGAACTTTGTAATTCCAGCGTTTGAGTTGTCGGTGTTTGTAAGTGTAATGCAGTAAATTCTACCAGAACCACCGGTTGCGTTCTCAACCAATGTAGTTCCAGAAGATGTTTCCTGAACAATCTTATAGGATGAAGTGGCTCCATTTTCAAAACCATGAACAGTCAACGCCATGTTGTCTCCAAAAAATAGTCAGATGTATCCTAACAGATTTTATATCATCCAGTGTTTTAGCGCACCCACTAAATATAGTTTTCTTTTTTGACAACGCTCGCCTCGTTTACTAATGTAGCAACACCAAAGGGAGGCAACACATGACCACAGACAATGACTTTGTAATCGATACAAATCCAGCTTTACAGGCGCTGGTTAATTCAGTTGCTGATACATATCGTGAAGCAGGACGAGTCTTGGGTGTTTCGCACACGCACATTTGGCACTCTCTCAATGGAAAAAGAAAGCCGATTACAGTCAACTTGTTGGTGAAATACGCTCAACGCGCCAGGGCAAAGACCGGTGTTGCTATGAGTTTTTGGATCACGGAAGAAGGCAGGCTGAAGTACAAGCTTCACAACAGTGATTGACCGTCACTGATAAAGTTACCCTTTCCCTCTTCCCCCCAAAAAATTCACAGAGATGGAGCTAAACGTGTGGTTGCGTGCAGCGGAGTCAATAGCAGTATCAGAAATAGCAAGTAGATTAGGATTACAGGTCAGGCAAAACAATTCCCTTGCACCATGCCCAGCCTGCCACGCAGTCAAAAGAGGATCCACAGATAAGAGGGGTCCAATTGGATTGCGTAGTGACAACAAAGGTTGGAAATGCCACAGATGTAACGCTGGTGGTTCAGGCATCGATCTCGTATCTTTCGTCTTAAACGGGCAACGTTTTTCCGAGTCAGACACGTTTGGTAAGAATAAAGTTCAAGCTTGGTTTGATATAAAGCAAGAAGAAGATCCTTCTATTATGAAAAAGCCTCCACCGATACGAGGTAAAAGACCACCTAAGAAAGAAGTTCACAGCTTGTGGGCTGCATCTAAAAAACTAAATCAACTGGAAAAAAGCGATCAAGCTCTCGTTTTTCTTCGCAGCAGAAACTTAGATTTGCAGTCTGTATCTAAATCTGGAGTCGTCAGGATTACTCCCGATAGAATGCAATACCAATGGCCAGTCTGGTGGCCAGCAGGTCGTAGTGCTCTATGGAGATTAATCGTGCCAGCGTTCAACACAAATGGTGAGTTTGTTAGTCTCCACACAAGGGCAGTGGACGTTCCAAAATCAGGACCGAAAACCTTGTGGCCAAAAGGTTTTGAAGCCAAAAGCTTATTCATGCCCAACAGATACGCAGTCAAAATGATTCGTAAGGTAGACACGCCCCTCGATGGTCTTTTGTTTGTCGAAGGGATTACCGACTTTATTAAATGTTCAGCCGAAGTTGAAAGCCAAGACTTAAAGCTAGCGGTTCTTGGGGGTACTTCTGGATCATTTGGAGCCGTTTCACAACTAAACATTCCCAAGGATCTGAAGATTTACATCGGAACCGACCCCGATGAAAAAGGTGAAGAATATGCACAAACAATCCGTTTGCAGTTGAATGGAAGAATGACATATAGGATTCCTCTTGATCGGTTTGGAGGGTCGTCTGATGTTTGATATCGATACTATTTTGGACGGAAAAGAAGGCTCGCCAAGGCTTTTAGACCTTTTAAAAGCTGCCGAAGATGCGTATGAAAAAGGTGAACAAAGAGGTATCGATTCGAGCGTAGTGAGTCATCTTGAAACGCAAACTGGTCGAGATGGCGTAGAAAAAATTAAACCGACCGTACCAAATCTCCTGTCTATTATGGAAAACGACAAGCGTTGGAAGAAAAAGATTTGGCTCAATGAGTTTAGCAACGCCATCTACATGAATGATGACCCACTTAAAGACACTGACTACACACGTATAAAGCGTTGGATGCACAGACATTACAACACGCACTTCACTACAGACTCAATTGTTGAAGCGACCAACTACATTGCGGAGTTGAACGGTAGAAATCCACTTACCGAATGGCTCAATAAGAACGTGTGGGATGGAGTACCGAGGGCAGACGAATGGCTGATTCGAGGATGTGGTGCAGAAGATAACGAGTTGAATCGTGAGATTGGGCGTAGATGGCTCATACAGTGCGTTGCAAGGGCGATGAACCCTGGTTGTAAGGCAGACTGCGTACTCATCCTTGTGGGGCCACAGGGAGCAAAGAAAAGCACAACGTTTCGTACACTGGCGACACAAGAGTATTTCTGTGACACGCCAATGGATATTGGATCAAGCAACGCCTACATGCAGATCCATCGGGCTTGGATCTATGAGGTAGCAGAGCTTGATTCGATTCGACGTGCTCGAAACAGCAGCACAAAAGCATTCTTGTCCGCACAAGAAGATACTTTTCGATTGCCTTACGCTCGACAGACCGTGACGCTGCAACGACATACAGTGTTCTGTGGAACCACCAATAAAGCTGAGTTCATCACCGATGAAACAGGATCACGTCGATACTGGCCAATCCAAGTTGGTAAAATGGATTTGAACTGGACCGAAAAGAACCGTGAGCAACTGTGGGCAGAGGCTGCAGTGGCGTACAAGAACGGTGAGAAGTGGTACTTGGAGCAAGAATCACAGGAAGTCTTGGATACCCAATCGTCTGACTTCCGACAGTTTGACCCATGGCACGAAGTAATTGAACGATTCATTAGCGGAAACGGACTGAATTGCTCTACTACTGAAATCATGGAACAAGGATTAAGGCTCGAAAAATATCAAATGACACGGTCATCAGAAATGCGTGTTGGAGATATTATGCGTCAGCTTGGATACGAAAGAGTCAGAAGAAGAATTTATGGCGATCGAAAATACGTTTGGGTTCAAAACAAAAAAGACAACGTAATTGAGATCGACAAACCGAAAGCTGTAGTAGAAAATGTAGATGTGGAGTTCTGATGGAGAACGTGGTTCCAAACGATGTACAAGAGAGGATCGATACCTTTCTTACGGAAGAAGATAAAAACAGAATATTATCGAACAATCGTATGAATAAGGTTCGAGTATTCCCAGGTAACGAGATGTTTCACCTGTACTCCGAAGCCAACCGTGCAAAAGAGTTTTTGGAAAACGGGCACTACATCAATGTGCTTGGTTTTGGTATCGACCATCTGATGGGCAGGCAGGTTTTTAGTGATTGGTCTGACATGATCAATCTGCCAAACGTAGAAGAGCGAACCAAGAACCTCTTGGTAGACTGCATCGATGATGGCAGAATCGTGGATTCGTTACGCATAGATAAAATCTACGCATGGATTAAAATAACGCCACACTTAGCAATGACGATCACAGAATCTATCCGTGATCAACTTCGTAAAAGTGTTGATATCTTGTGGGCAAGTTGTGTCATCGACAACAAAGCATTCAGTATTCACAACCATGAAACTGCACAGAAAATGATGAAAGACATTATCGATCATTGGTCGCAAACAGTTACAATTCCACACAGAGGTATCGGAGTACGAAACCTTTTGGACTGAAAATGCCTGCTTTGAAACAAATCAAACAACAATGGAAGATGCCATCTGCCTGGAAAATATTCCAAGAAGATGATGAAATTGAAGTTTGTGATTGCGAGGGTGATTTTGTGATGAGTTCAGTAACTCAAGACAATGTCATAGAAGCCGTGAATGAACACAGAGAAAAGGTAAAAACAGAAGCAGTAATGAAGCTGCTTCTGGATTTATCTGATGATCACGAAGCTTAGGACTTCTTCTTAGATGTTGCTTTCTTTTTAGCGGGCGCCTTTTTTTTTGCAGGTGCCTTCTTTTTTGCAGGTGCCTTCTTTTTTGCAACGCTCAACTTAACGGTATCATCCGCAGTTCCAAGCTTTCCGTCTGCTCCAGCACTTACTTCGGCTTGGATCATTCCGACTTTAACCTTTACGCTTTCTGGCTTATCTGCTTTCGCTTCAAGCTCATTTATGTATGCATAAAGAGTCGTAATCACGTTGTTCAAATTATATCCGTGTTGGCAAGCCTTCTTACCTACTACAACGCGCATAGCATCTACTGTTTCTTTCAAACTCATTTTAAACTCCAAATTTATAAACGTAGCCTTGCCGAAAGACCAGGCCATTCTCTCACAGAAACGGCTCCACCTGTTGCCTTTTCTATACCTATCGCAAGAGGCAAAGAAGGTGTTTTGCGACCATATTCGAGGTCTCGCAAATATCCAATGCTGATCTTCATCTCGAAACGCACCAGTTCTCCGTTCAACCATTGAACAAAAGATACTCTTGTACTTCGTCCCGGCAGGCTTTTTCTATACTCAGCGATGATCATTAGACACACCTTTGGTTGATACAATATCGAAGCGGACACTATTTGTCCATCTTTGGGTGTGGCTCCTTGACACACTTTGCAATAAAGAGTACTCTCAAATCAAGAGAGGAACAATGAACCAACAAGAGCGAGAAGCTTGGCTTGCTGAGCGTAAAAAAGGGCTTGGAGGCACCGACGTAGCATGCATTTTGCTTTCTGCATGTGATGATGAGGCCGAAAAAGTAGGTTCATTTGAAAATAGTGTTTTTAAGCTTTGGTCGGAAAAAACAGATCTTTTTGAATCTGATGATGTTGACGATGCAATTTTGATGCGTGGTCGAGTAATGGAAAAATATGTCTGTGAATTTTATGGGCTCCACCTGGGGGAAGGGTGCAAGCTTTGGGAAGAGGGATTGACATGGCATCCAACTCGGCCACGCATCTTTGGAACACCTGATCGACTTGTTGAACAAAACGGTGTCCGATTTGGTATGGATGCAAAGACCCGTAGATTCCGAAGAGGATGGGTCTGGAACAACCGACATTCCTTTAGATGTAGAGATTCAAATGAGAACCTACATGGAGATCTTCGACGCGCCATATTGGGATATTGCGACTCTTTTTGGGCTCGATGATTTTAGGGTTTATCGGATTGAAAGAGACAAAGAGCTTGGATCTCAAATACTAGATGTAGCCGAGGCTTGGTGGGATAAGCACGTAGAAAAACAAATACCACCAGATGTAGACAGCACAAACCTTTGCAAAACTGTTCTTGGAAAGCTGCACAAAAGAGTACAGGACATTCCTCTTCGCCAAGCAACAGTGGCCGAGAAAGACCTGTATGAAAAAATCATTGCAGTGAGAAAAGAGTTCAAGTCCATAGAAAAGAAAAAACAGGAACTTGAAAATAGACTTAGGGCTGCAATTGGCGAAGACCCAGGCATCGAAGGTATTGCAACTTGGAAACCATCAAGAAACAGACGAGTGTTCGATAAAAACAAGTTTCGTCAAGATGAGCCAGAAATGTATGAGAAATACGTTACTGAACAAGCCGGGTCTAGACTACTAAGAATCAAAGAGGAACGACATGACAACAGCACTTAGCACCAGAGACAAAGTTACCCAACTGAACGATTATCTTGAGGGTAAGAAAAGCAGCCTGATTAAGATTGCACCACAGGGCACCGACGTTGATCGAATTATTCGTGTTGCAATGTTTGAGGCCGTGAAGAACGAAAGACTCGTACAGTGCAGCCCAGCTTCTGTTTATATGGCACTTGCTAAGGCATGCGAGTTGGACCTGGTTGCTGGTGGAGTTTTGCACCGGGCTTCTTTGGTTCCCATGTGGGACAAGAAAAGCAAAGGCTATAACGCAGAGCTTTGGATTGAGTACACAGGACTGATGGACCTTGTAAAGCGATCAGGTGAAGTCGCTCACTTCAAAGCAGAAGTTGTATACGAAAACGATGATTTCGAACACTCGTTCGATCTTGAGAAGGGCGAGGTTCTTCGACACAAAAAGTGTCACGACAATCCTGGTGACTTGCTTCTTGCTTACGCTGTATGCTTTTTCAAAGACGGTCAGCGCCAAGTAGAGGTGATGCGTAAGGATCAAATCAACAAGATTCGTAAAAGCTCTCGAAGTCCAGAATCTGGACCATGGGCACAACACACAGAAGAAATGTGGCGAAAAACTGTGATCCGTCGAATCTGCAAGTATCTACCGCTAACGCCGAAAACAACTGCTGTTCTTGAACACGATATTCAGTCTGATTTTGGCAACGTAATCGACATTGAAACAATCGATGTTGATGAAGAAGCCAACACAGACATTGATAACAATGTTATTGATGTACAATCAGCCGACTCAAAACCAAAGTCAAAACGGAGATCTAAGGTTAAAGATTTGGTTGAGAAAGCACAGGTAAATGATCTACCTGAACCTGAAGAAGATTTCACCTCGTAGGAGTATTAAACATGTCCTTGCTTGATCAAGCCGCAAAAAACCTATCGCCATACAAACTTATGCTGCAGGAAACTGCCAGCAAAAATGTTGAAGATAAGTTTATTGTGCAACCAAACCTTTTGCTCGACATTTTGAATGATGAAATGACCACTCGTTTGATCGACAAAAAACAGAAGAAACAGTTTGCTGGTTACAGGACACGTTTGAAAACAGCAGAATGGCGACTGGCTGGCATTTTGAACTGTGTTGATGAGCCTTTGTATCGAGAGCAAATCGGAAAAACTATCGATTCAATGCTGAAGCATATCAAGCTTGTTCAGCCTAATGGTGAATGGATTGTTCTCGATTATGAATCAGACATCAGAAAAAACAAAGGTGGAGACCAAGCAATTATGCTGGCTGTAAACTTTGTTGATGTACGCAATGAAAAGGATCTCAAGTACCAAAACGGTATGCCGATCGTCGATGTGAATGTTGACGTTAGCGCATCAAACAAAGAACTTATCGAAGCAATCCAAGCTCAGGGTGCAAACTCTAATGATCAAGAGCTTAAAGACCTGATGAAGCAATTTATTGCTGTGATGGCACAAGATAAGATTGCGGAAAAGTCTGTGGAAAAACCTGTTGAAAAAACAGAAGAAAAGTTTGATGAAGAGCCAGAAGGCTTCGTTGAGTGATAGGGCAAAGTGGGTCAACTTAACGCAAACATACCGTATATACAGGCATACATACGTCCTGAGTTTACTGGACTGAAAGAGTTGGTCGAGGGCTACATGTTTGGCGTCAAGTCGATGCTAAACAGGCCCATGCACTTCCACTTTCAAGCAAACATGGGCGCTGTGTTCTGGAACATGCCAATATCCGCGTTTGTCCACAAAGAGAAGTACGACCGTCTATCCAACGATGAAGAGACCAGGTTGCAACTGCTGGAAAGTTGGGACTGCCAAAGTAATAACATCGCTGTAACCACGTTTGCGTTTCTTCAGTATCGTACTGTAGATGTGTTCTGTCGCGACAAAAAGTGGCGTAGCGGTCAGTACCTGACAACGATCGATGACTATGAAGGTGATCTTAATGAGATCAACGTGGGATATTCCAATGACCAAGACAGCAAGTGTTTTCACTTCATTATGCTGGACGACGGTAACTTCTGTATCCAACCCAACAATCTACTCAGATGGCATAACCCTGACTTTATCGTACCGTACCCCAAAGACAACCCACCCAAGATGAACATCTTTAAGGAACAGTTGACCAGTGAGGATATCGATCGAACTTACGGAAACAGCCCGTACTACTTCTACAATCATCACGATAAGAAATAATGCCTGATCATTCTTTAGATGACATTGTTCATTCTATACAATCAGCGGTTATAGCGGCCACCGACATCGCAGAGCGCCATGAGCTTGATTCGATCATGAATCAAGAGTTCTGGCAGCAGAAGGTAGACGATGACGGTGAGCCGCTGACCGATGACGACGGAAGACACATATATGTACCACGCATGGTCGTCATGGAAATCCCAATGTGGGAAGATGGAGTTCTGGTACGAAAAAGCATACCAGTACCGCTGCAATCACTCACGACTGGCCAAAGTCTACGGGTGGATACGCTCGAAGTGGAGATGTCTGTTGAGATATCAGGACTGAATGCAGATCGGAAAAAAGGTCAGTTGATGGTCAGGCCATGTGCAAACACCCCTTCCTGGTTTAAAAAAGAGAGCAATGCTGCTAAACTCAAGCTGATCTTCAAGGGCAGTGAGCCTCCAGAGGGTTATGCAAGAATCGACGATCAATTAATCAAACTGCTTCCATAGGAGAGCATCATGGCAGATTCCGGCCTCGTTAAAATGTCAGACCAGTTTGGTGGTCTACCAATGGAACAACTCATTGGTGGCCCGCTTAAAGCAGCTTGTAATGCACAAACCCTGCTTGCAAAGGCATCCAGTGACTTCATCAAAGATGTCGGTCTGAATGACGACGGTAAGGGCAACATGGCTGCACGGACTGTGGACTTTTCGTTCAACAAGCCCGTACAGGACGCTGCCGGAAACACAACGATGGAAAAGGTTGATCTGCAGGTTCCACTGCTTGCGATTATCAACACACCCAGCTTGTCAGTCAAAGAAGCTGAAGTGCGCTTTACAATGGAAGTGAAGTCATCGACATCGAGCAAGCAAACTTCAGACAGCAAGGCTGACCTTACAGCTAAGGCGAAGTACAACGCTGGTCTGTTCTCTTGCGAAGTGACTGTTCATGGTTCTGTAGCCAACCACAGCGAAAACACTCGTAGCAGCGACAACAGCGCCAAGTACGACGTGAAGGTAGTGGCCCGTGATGATGGCCCACCTGAAGGCTTGAGTCGAGTTCTTGATATGTTCAATGATGCAATCGCACCCACCCAAGGTGCAGCACCAGCGAAGAAAGTCTAATCATCCCCTTGACCCCCCACCCACGTCGCCTAATCCCATTTCGGGGGCTGAAATGGGCGATTCCTACCGGGTGGGGGGTTGAGTTTACATAACAATCGTTATCTGTTAAATGATTATTGATCCACCTTTATTGGTGTTGTTCAATATTAGGTTTGGATGGTCTAAACCTTTTATCAAACTCGTGGATTCAAACTCGACCCATTCAGGTGTCACGACCTGCATGGGTTTTTTTATGTCAGTCATTTTTGTTCGTTGATTTCAAACAGTTCATCGATACGCTTTTTCATGCGCTTGATCTGACGCTCTACATCTTCTCCGTCAAAATCAGCAGAAATCATCGATGTTTTCTTTTCAATAGATCCAATCTTGGACTTTAGTGCGTCCACTTCAGCCTGCATCTTAGCGGTTGCTACCTTACAAGGTGGAGGCTGTTCTCCTTCCATACCCTGAGACTGAGCTTCCATTTTTAGCTTCTGCATTTCCTGTTCGTGCTTCTGTTCTGCACGCTCACGGTAAAAGCTCCAGGCTTTTGATCCACCCGCTACAGCCATACCAGTCAGAGCAAGAGCAACCATCGGCGCGTAATCACCACCCAGCGCTTTAGCTGCGTCTGCGGCTGCTGTGATGTCTTGAGATACACCAACCATCTCAGATAGTTCTGGCGGGTCAGGGCCAGGATCAAAGTTCTCAATATCGGTAGGCTCCGGTTTTGGAGTTGACTCCGGTTTTGGCGTTTCTTCTGTTGATGACATGGTTTTTTCCTTACTTCTCTCGATCTAAAATTCGGTCCAACTTAGATACAATGTCATTGTGTACTTTGGTTCGAGTGATCAAAAAGTCTTTTGACTGACTGTCAGCCGTGTCTCTGTATTCTTGGATGACTCGATCGTAACGTTCACGCATCTTTTCAGAACGTAGATCGTATTCCTTACGGATCTCATCAAGTTGTTCTTGAAACCCCTCAACAAGCTTGTCCAACCTTTTCTGCATTGTCATGAACTGATACACAAGAAACGCCGCGAAGAGTCCTAAATGACCACCTCCGAGTAGTGTATCAATCAGGGGCTGCATCAAAACTCCGGTTCGTCAATCAGAGTATACGTAAAAGAGTTGCCCCACTTTTGTCTAGCCGCGTAACAAATACTCATAAACTCTTCGAAGTCTTTACTGTGGCTAAATACCTGACAACCAGCAGACCACTTATCTACCTGCGTCGATGCTGATCCAGCTTTGTGGATATTGATGCCATAATAGCCTTCAGTAATAGACTGTACATCAAGATCAATAATGTCGTCTTTATTGCTGTCCCGGTAAGTTTTGACCGTACCGTTCCTTTGGCAGAGCGCATCATACTTTCCCTGGTGCTTGTCAATCTTCCAAACAGATCGATATTGACCAGGTACTAGAATAGCAGTTCCTTCTACGCGAGTGGGATTTTCGAGCCAGTAACTACCAGGCTCAGTGGTACACTCCCATGTACGAGTGATCCAGCCTTGTTCGTCTTTGAACACCACACACATGCGATCATCAAAACGATTTGCTTGGTGATTACGGCTACGAATGCCAATAATGTTCAGGTTGTATTCACCTGACTCAAAAACGGTATGGCCAAGAGATGCCACATAATCAAGAAGAAATGGTCTCATTTTACGAACTACAATCGGCGTTGGTGGCTTGGCAGATTTGAGCAATGTTGATGGCTTGTTTTTGTTGGTTGTCCAGAAGCTTTTGAACAATGTCTTCCATCTTTTCAAGACGGTTTTCAACACCTTCAATCTTGACATCAACCACCTCTTGCTTGCCTGACTTCGATTCAAGGATCTCAACTCGACGGTCAACCTCCTCAACATCAGAAGCAGCAGACTCAAAAGAAGCAAATGAAGCACCAGCAGCAAAAACTATAGTTAGTCCAGGTACAGCTAAATCCTTGAGTTCCATGATAACCTCGACTACTGGGGATCAGTACAACTATAAGACCCGAGAAGCTTATCCGTCAACTTAGACGGCTCACATCGTTGCTTATCTGTTTCACCAGTACGAATGCACAATGCCCACATACACTGCAATGACATGGGGTCTCCACCAACATCCTTAATACAAGGTGGTGGCATGTCAGTGAGTTTGTCTGCAATAGAAGCTTCACGCTCTGCATCAGTGATTGCAACTTGCTGAACTTGAGAAACAAGTTCTTGATTGCCACTATTTAGTTCTTTAATTGCCTCAGTTTGCGCCTCAATCGCTTTTACACCGGCATCAGGCTTCAGGCCCCATCCAGCACCGAATCCGACGCTCAGTGACGCTATAACGGCGATTACTGTTAAGCTAACTGGTTCCATATTAAAAATTCCACTCATGTTTATGATGCAATTATCTTAACAATAACTGAGCTTACTGGGTCTGCTTGGCTACCAACAACTGCGCCTGTAACACACCACATAGACAATCCAGCACTAAATGCAGCACCACCCGGTATTGAGTAAGTAATCTTTTTATACGCTGGAGCCTTGAAAGTGAAATGAGGTGTTCCTTCTCCATTTGCAGTTGTTGTAGCCGGTGTGGCCGTAGCATTGTCACGAATCTTCAAATAGACGGGTGTTGAGTTCGCCTCATTGTTGATTTGAATCATAAAAATACTTCCAGCACCGCCAGTTATATTCGTTGTTGCTCCAGAAGAACCTGTACAAGATCGATCAAGAACGTACTTCCCACCAAGCTCTGTAATCGATGATGTAGATGTTGCTGTTGACATTTTTACCTCAAGAACAAACGATCTTTACATCGACTGTTGCACCATTATTAGCTGTCAATGCAGTGTTATCAATAGGGTTCTGATTCAAAGTGCAAGCAAAGCTGATGTTCGTAAAAGGATAGCCATCTGGAATGTTGTAAACAGTAGTCTTATTGGCATCAACTCGTAAAACCAAAGTAGCAACAGATGACCCCATAATGACTTTTGAAAGGTCAAAAAACTTAAAGTAGGCAGCACTGCTCGTTGAGTTTGTCAGAGAGATTGAGTAAATCGATCCAGGCTCAGAAGTTACGTTAACGATCGCTGTATTATTACAAACTGTTTCACGGACTATCTTATAGTCAAACGCATCTTCAAATTTTGTAATCGACGTGGCCATTTACTACTTCATTTTTGGCATGGTTGTTTGTGGTCCAGAACCAACACTAACAGAACCACCACCACTTTTCTTCAGATCTGGAATAGTTGCGTCTGGAAGTTGTTGACGACTTCCACCAGGCTTCATACCTGTAGTTGGCTTGTCTGCTTTAATTTCGACGGTTTTAAGCATCAAAACAGCTTTTTGAGCACTTGAAAGGTTTTTACCACCTTCAGTCGAATTAATCATAGCGAGCTTTTGTTCTTGTTCAGGCGTCAATCCAGCCATTTTATTATCCTATTCTTCAGGTGTTGAAACTACAGCTTTCTTTTCGGCTGCATCTACATACCCTTGACCCAGGATGTAAGAAACACACACGCCAGCAGAGAGCTTCAATGCTTCACCAAGTGCGATATCTTCGCCCAAAAAAGCCAAGACTGGAGGCATCAGTGCCCCAAGGAATGCAGCCCAAAATTTACGGGATGCGAGTTTCGCTTTCAAAGTATCCATGGTGTCTCCTTAAAGTGGTAAAAGTACATTGGAACAGATCCCCTGCCCGTCGTCAGCGTTACCGCCCGCATCGGTTTTGATCTTTGTCCATGTAGCGGCTCCATCTGTGCTACGCCAAATGTCTCCCAAGCGCGAACAAATCAGCCACGTAGTCCCGTCAGTTTCAATATCTTCTGCATGACGCTGAGAGTTCATGCCAAGATCAGTCATGGCAATGTTGCTGATTGTTTTGCCACTCACGTCAAAACGAGAGCAATGCTCATCATTTGCTGTGATGTGTGCAACCCTTCCGTTAGCAGAGGCAACGTTGATTTTGTCTTGATCAAAGTTGCCTCCGGGGTTTCGGGTATCGGTGTTCATTGTTGATTCATCGCCCCAGTCAGTAAGGTCGGAGTCGGCGCAAGACCGGGCACGAACCTCTCCTAATCGACCGTAAATCAAAACAAAACTGTTGTTAGTGTAGGTAAGGCATCGTGCTGCTGTTGGTGCATTGTTACCAGCAAACGGTGTAGATGCTGACCAGTTAACACCGTAGTCTGTGCTGGTGTAAATATTCGCATCCTGTGCCATCATGACCACACCATTACCGAAGCACATGGCTTGGATACCTCGACTATTGATACCCGCCAGTCCACTGATGTCTACCGCAGACCAGTTCGCTCCTCCATCTGTTGAGCGATATATTGAGTCATTGGTTTGCCTTCCTGAAGCAATCCAAACACCAGAAGTCGAACCGTCATCACACCAAATGATACGATACTGATCTAAGTCACCACTTCCAAGGTTTACAGTTGTCCATGTGTTCCCGTCTGTGACATCTGATGAACTTACCTGCAACTCACCGGCTGTAGCATCACGGCTCAAGACATAAATAATGTTTCCATTTGCGTCTTTACCCGCAGCAATGTCGAATGCCCGTGGAGTGCCGCTTGGAGACCAAGTATCGTATTCAGTCCATGTTCCAGTAGGATCTGCTCCACACCAGAAAACATGACCATCATCGGCCGCAACTACCCAGTTGGTTGCTGTGACAGCACCAGCCTCTACGCCGTCACACTTAGCAATACTCGCAACAGCGGCTCCGTCAATCTTGACGATGTCGGCTTTCGCTACTCCGTTGTATTTAGCGTAAGACATTACAACTCAACGTGGTTGTTGGATGGGTTGAAGTAAATGAGCACATCATTACTGTGGTCATCAATCGCATGGCCTACGATTCTGACAAAGTCACCGGCACCAGAAGGCCGAGTGAAAGTGATATGACCGGCTGTAGTGCTGACATACAATGGGAGTCCATCTACTGCACCGCTTCCTGGTGTGCCTTCTATCTCAGTTGATGGAATACGAATGAAGCCTTCCATAAGGCAACCGGCTGTCCGAGCATTACCCAAACCAATACCAAGAAGTTGAGTAGCGCCAGTTGCTACAGCATCGGCATCTGTTTCGTCCCAAGTTCCATCTGTGTGCAAGAAGTAAAGCCGACCAACAGTCAGGGTATCATCAGCACCAGGGCTGTAGCGCATGACACGCCCACCACCCTCACCGCTGGCAAGTTGGTTCTCGAAAGTGACTGTGTTGTAGTTGTTGACAACATTGATCGCCGTCATTGGCAACGTGTCAAAAACACCAAACTTACCGCTTGTGTTTGTGATTGACTGTACGCCAGCACCAAGAGTAACGTTTACTTGGCCATCAGTTGCGTGTTCGCCTTCGATAACCAAACCCGCAGTTAGTGCTGTGTTTGTTCCGTCACTTTCGGCCACAAGGAATGAAAGCTTACCTGCCTCATCTGAATCGTCTGCTTCGGATACTTCAGCGACAATCTTCGCAAACGAGGTTTGTGTTTGGGCTGCGTCATCACCGATAAACTCAATCACACCGATGTCGTCACCATCTGCACCAGCAGCGCCTTTATCTTTGACAAACTGAAGTCGTGCGCCATTTGCATCGTTTGTGGTGTTCTTGATGATTACCAGCGGATCTTCTGAGTTAGCCGATGTAAACGTCACCGTGTCTTGAGTGATGGTTCCCAAAGAGGTAATCACGCCACCGGTCAAAAGATTTGTTCCATCAACTGTGATTGCATCGGCTTCAAGGGTTCCGTCAATATCTGCGTCACCGCTAATGTCCAACTCAGTAGCAACAACTTTATTGTTGAATGTGGCTGCACCAGCCTCGGACATGTCAAGAGTTAGGGCTGTGATTACACCGCCACCATCGTCACCCTTAAAGATAATGTCTTTGTCTTGTGTGCCGTTCTCAATGGTAATGTCACCAGCGTTTCCATGGTCAATCTTGAGTTTTGTACTACCATCTTTTTTGAGTCGCCATTTACCTTCAGCACTGTCAAGGACAATGTCACCGTCAATATCAAGTGTGAGGTCTGCACCTTCTGCCGTAGCATCTGTGGTTGCAATTACCAATGTTCCATCAGCGCCAGCAGTCAATGTAGCTGTGTCACCGGATGAACCGGTCATCGTAATAACCTTGCCGTCGATCGCTACGTCATCCACCGTAAGAGCAGTCAGCGTTCCAACACTTGTGATGTTTGTTTGAGCCGCTGTGGTCAGCGTTCCTGCAAGGTTTGTTGCAGTAAGTGTTCCTGTTACATCAAGAGACTTATTCGTTACAAACTTTGTGCCTGAATGCGCGTAAGTAAGTGTGGCGCTGGCACCATCAATAGAAATCCCAGCCCCATCAGCAGCGGCAGAATCCGAAGCTCCGGAAGCAATAACTACAGTCTTGTCGTCTACAGTGAGTGTCGTGGAGTTAATCGTGGTTGTTGTACCATTAACGGTCAAGTTACCAGTTACAGTCAGGTTGTCGTTGACCGTGGTTTCTGACGTTGTGTGGCCAATAGAAACCGCCGTACCACTTACCCCAGTACCGATTGCAACAGACTCGCTGCTATTGGCAGTATCGACAATAAGGTAGGCGTCACTGCCCTGCTTAATCGTCAACGCTGTTGCAGAGTTGTCGCTCACTGCAACATTAATGTCCGTGCCGTCAGCCGAAATGCTATCCAAAGCGATGTCACCGACATTAGTAATGTTGGCATCGTTGAAAGATGTAGCGCCAAGGGTGTTCGCTGCTGCGGTAGAAGTGATACCCGCCGCCGCTGTAATACCACCACCGTCTGCAATCGTAATTGCCAGATCACCATCAGTGTAGTCGATTGTTGCAGTTTCAAGACTACCGCTATCGATTGTTAGACCGCTCGAATCGATTGTTACGCGCTTAGCATTGTTTGCATAAAAGTTAATTTGGTCAGCAGTTTCAAAGTCAATTTTAGTTTGATCGTCCTCACCAATCTTTAAGTCTGTTGCCAGAATCGATGTAATGCCAGTCTGTGCGGCATCCACAGTAAATGTAAGATCGAAAGGGTCTGCGTCAGTACCATCAGAAACATCTGTAAAGTTGGTTGTAATACCAGAACCAATGAACTTTACTTCCTTACCGTTGGATACTGTGACTTCGGTGCCGTCGTCGTCCTCCAGAATCCAGTTATCCATGTTGCCGGAACCAGACGTTTGAGAGTCAACATAAGCCTTGATGCTTTGTTGGGTTGCCAGTGCAGTCGCACTGTTGCTGGTCATATTGTCTTCGTCGTTGATTGCGGTGACTGTAGCACCGCTAGCAAGCGTTAGGCTGGTGTTGGCTGTGATGCCGCCACCATCTGCAATGGTGATTGCGTC